TGTTCCTGCATGGGTCGACCAGTTCGTCAAGGCGTTGTAAAGGGTGTACAAGTTTCTATTCATACCAGTTTTTAATTCCTCTTCCCATTTATGGATTAAGAAACCAAGCTCTTTTTGATTGTACTGCTTTGCAATGTCTTCATCATTGTCGATAGTTTCCTGTAGGCTATTAATATCGGATAATTTTTTCTTACAAAGAACCTCTTTAAAAAATTCGATTACTTGCTCGTCAGTTACTTTTGTATTTAACCATGCTCTAAAGACATCACCTTGATTAGCAAAATTGGAAACAGCGTTTTTAATCTTGCTTACTTCCTGTTTATAATCGAAACCTGAGGTATGCTTTTTCATGGCGTAATATTGCCTTTCACCACCAAATACCATTGAGTTCCTACAATAATCACGATAAGCACCTGTAAAGACCTGAAACTTCCATGATGAGTTCGTTGAGTTTAAGACATCAATTCGCATACACAACTCGCCAGTCCCTTCAATATCAACTGTATGGTCAAGAAGGTGAATTGTCCTTACTGCTTTTGTGTCCTCTTCATATGTTCGGTCTTCAATATGAACCCTCGCAGTCGATATGTCCTCGCATTCTACTAATTGGTCTGTTACCTCTTCAAATAATGGTAAGTGGTCAACTAGCTTGTAATCTTTAGAGGGTAAACTAACAAAAGAAAATTTTTGTTCGCTTTCCTCATCTCTAAAAATACCCTTCCTTCCTTCCACCTTCTGGAATGTTTCAGTGTAGGGATTTAATGAATAAACATCACCTTCCGAAAATTTAGATTTGAATATCGAATGGTCATTTATATCGCTGTGCATTTTGAATTGTGAGTCCCAGTCAGTCCTTAAAATTTCTTGACTGCTTTCTTGGTTGGGGTTGTGAAGGTCAACTTCTGTTGTGCCATGTTGTGGCGTTGGGTTTGTAAAGTCCTCTATATCAGTTTGGACTGGGTTTTCTAAAATATCATTTTCCATGATTTTTTTCCTTATGTAATAAAAGAGAGAAATTCTCTTTTTTCTGATTATTACTTTCAGGGTGTTCGTTTTCGTAGTCAACAATTAATGTTTAAAAAATCCAATTATTGTTTTTCTTTTTGTATGTGAGCAAAGTTTACAATCCAAGCATTTTATATTGTGGGTTTGTTCAGGGCATATTGTTATCTTTTTGCCTTGTGGTGTTTTGATAGCTGACAATTCAATATTCATTTTATCAAATTGTGTTTTGGTAAATGGTAAAACAACAGTTGTCGGAATTTTGGTATCTGACAAAATGTCGGCTTGTTCAAGTGTGTCTGCTGACAAGTTAATTGTGAAGCCTTTATTGTTTGCATACCTAATCAAATTTAGATTATGTTCTGACAATTTACCGCCTAAAGAATTTGTTTTGTTACCTGACGAAATTGTGTGGTGGTGTGTGTAACAAATAACCTTACCACCTCTATTTGCTTTTACAAGTTGCTTTAGTTTCTTAGCATCAATTTTGTTTTTCTTAACTACCAAATCACCGACTACATTGTGTCGCCATAAACCCTCACGATTATGTTTTCTAAAGTAAGAAACCTGTTTTACAAATTCTGACCAGTTGTCAATATTGTCTTCACTGTACCTGTTCCAATGTAAACGAATGGGGAAGTTGTCTCCATAACAACCATTATTTTTTAATGTACAAGAAGACGGACAAGTTTGTCTTGGACTGTAAGATGTAGGCATTGCTCCCACTTTTTTTGATTGTGTATTGGTTACGAATTTATAAGTCATTATATTTTCTTAAGTACAATTTTAATATATTCTTTTAGTTGATGTTCATCGCAATATTTGTTGTCTTCATTGCTATCAATTAAAGTTCTTAACTCATCAATTAAATCTGCTTTTGTGTCGTATTCTTGGGCTAGTTTTTCCACTGTTTTTTCTCCTATACATCCCTTTATATATTACAGATAAAACCTTGTCAATAATATTTTTGATTTTTTTCTTCTGCTTTCTCAAGTAAGAATTCCCTTTTTTGTTCATCGGTCATATTGTAGTTACGAAAAACATCTTCAAGTGTGCTTTTTATACCTAAGAAATCAAGTAACTCTTCATTGGTATATGCTGACAAGGGCTTTTCATTTTTAGGGTCAAATGACATTTTTCTTACCTGACAAAATAGCATCTTGTGTGTACATATCACCACATTTGACAAAAGCCGTTTTGCTGATGACAAAACTTCTGTAATGTTTAGCTGACAAGTCGTAAGCAGTGAAGGTGTAATCCTTAGCTGTACTTTCGCCACCCTTTAAATGTTTCTTGACATTTAAATGTAAACTTCCATAGTTTTCATACCTACCCTTACTCTGTGAATAATACCTGACACTGAAGAAACAATCTCCTACAATGTCTTTTAAATTTTCTTTAAACCTTTTGTTGACATCTTCTTCATCTTGATATGTCGCCATCCAGTCTAATACTTCTGTTACATCATTAACCATATTAAAAAACTCCCTATAATAATAACTATAACTCTATATATCATAACAATTACTTCCATGTCAACTCCTATTTTCTTTTATACCATTTTCTAGTTACTTCATCAAAGTAAATGTTTTCTAAATCTACCCTTTGAGGTCTATGCGAATACCTTTTACCTTTCGATTTTTTCTTACCTTCGATAAGTCGCTTTGCCATTGTTCACTCTCCCACTTCTCGTAGCTACGAAGCCACTGTTTTGTTGTTGTGTTTACTTTACCTTTTGTTGTCATTAATCATCAAATCCTAAAAAATGCACAAACATTTGTGCTTCTTCGTCATATGCGAATACATTACAGGTATCACATTTTTGTATCTCATCATTCAACTCTTCGTCATTTGACAAAACCCAACCTCTATCATTACAATCTTCACAGCACATTAGGGCAACCTCTTTACAAACTCTGCCTGCTCATCTGAGGCTACTCTTCTTCTTGACAACTCTCTTGCTATCCTATCTAACAAAGCAATAATGTCTTCTCTAAGACTTGCAGTGCCACCGCCCCTTTGTAATCTAAGAAGGGCATGAAGTTCATGCTGTGCAAACTCATACTCTTCTGTAAGAGTTCCTAACCTAATCAGCTTTTCGTACTTGCTTAAATCTATACTCATCATATCTCTCCTTTAAGTGTGGTGTAACTTTTGCTATGTAACAAACAGCACACCACAATCTGTTTGTTTTGTTATCTACAATATCTGCCCTGTCATCACAGTAATCACATTTTCTCATCTGTTCCTCCCTTGAGTTTGACAACAGACAAGGGGAAAAATAATGGGAAAAACCTTGTCTGCTGTCTGGCAAGTAGAAGGGGACTGATAACCTCTTGCTCACGAGATTGAATCGCCCCTACTACTCTATTGGCTTACGAAGGACTGGTCTGCGTTTAAGTTTACCTTCGCTATTTAACTACGCCTTTAACTAGTATTACCTTTTCGTAGCACCAAATTCTGACTAGCCGAGAGAAAGCTATTTTTTAGAACACAATTTAATGGCTTTTCCCTTAGGGGAGATTTCTCTCCAGTTACAAATGCCAACTCTCTCTCTACTCGAAGACAAATCGTTCTATAGTATTACATTGTACCATAAGTCTTCGTATAACTCCCAGTAGTAAGTAAATTGCATATTAGGTGCGACCTAATGGAGTATCTTTTTAAACACTTACCCCTAGATTTCAGTGTCCTTACTATTGGGTATCCTAGCTAGGATAATTCTTTATAACTTGGCATTGATAGGTAATCTTTTGGGGAATACTTTTAATGGGTTTTCTCCTTTGTTTAAGGGTTACACCACAGACTTTCACTGCCTTTCCCAACCAAGTCAATTCTTTTATCTCCTTATGGTTTAAATTCAATTTCAGGGTCATATTGCATAAAAGGATATTTTGATGATAAAACTTCCCTTTTCAAATACTCACAAGCTGATTCCCAACTCGGCTCATCACATACCTGCATACTAATTGTTAGGGTCATTGTTACTCCCCATTCTTCGCCTTCTTCCCATTCTCCTTCTTCATTTGTTTCCATAATTTACTTCCTACTTTACTTCAAACTTTTTTGAAACTTCATTAATAATATCGTCTATGTTTTCGTGGCTAGACAATTCCATAAGATGTAGTTCATCTATAACCTTATATCGTAATTCATATCCAACAAATTTAGTTTTACCTGTTTCTGTTTCTATATGAATAAAATCTAAATCTTCACCAAAAACTTTTTCAACTAAATCACCTTGCATAGATTGATATACATCTCTTGCAACATCATACTTTTTCCACAGAACATCTGCTTTGTCCTTAGCCTTTTTGTATTTAACAAAGGCAGGGTGTTTTGCTACTGATTTTGATTTAAAATTATTTCCAACTTTTTTAACTATTTTTTCAGCTATCAGTTCTTTTTGTCTGTTCGTTATTCTCATTATTGTTTCTCCTAAGTTCATTTAAAAATGTTACTATCACATTGATGTCTGCTACTTTATATTCTAATTCAGTCAATGCCTTCTCAATGCGATTTACTCTAGCATTAACTTTTTCGGCTTCTTTGTCAACACCTAAAATATTTTTTATTTTTCTAATCATTTCCTGTGTGTTTCTCCCACTTCAAAGCACTTTCTGAAAAGTTTTTTAATCTAACTAAAACTTCTTCTTTATAAAAACCTCTGCCGATAGCATTATCACCAAAAGCTATTTCATAAACTTCTTCAATAAATTCTCTATCTGACATAGCACCTTTCCATTGTTCATGAAACATATCTATTTGTTCTTTAGTTATATCTGTCATTACTTCTCCTAATTATAATTATTAACTATAACCCTTATAAAACTTACCTTTCTTATTGTCAAGTAATTTTTTATTTTTTATTTATTGACTATAAGTAGATTAGTATTAGTATATTAAATACTCCCTTAATAATGTTATAATTTTTATGTAGACTAAAGTCTATTTTAAGGGTGTTCGTTTTTATGTCAAGGAGAAAAGTATGAAAATAAGTTTATTAAATTTTATGATGATAAATTATGTATTACAATTATCCATAGTTCTGATAGTTGCTTTAATGAGAGGCTGACAAAATGTCTGCTGACAAAAAGGTGATATTATGGTTGACAAACAAAATTGAAAAGTTATACTGACAAACTTGATATTTGCTTTGTACTGTCTGACAGTAGGCATTGACATACAGTTGGTGCACTCTAAATTTAACAAGCGAGGCAAGATTAAGTTGCAGGTAACTTCGGAGATAGATAATGATTACATGGGATAGATTGAATGACGCCATTATAGGAATAGGTGGTCGCTGTGGCATGGAAGAAGTATTTGTTTATAGCTATGACAAAATTCTTGACATCCTGATGAAAGAAGATGGGATGACAGAAAGAGAAGCTATTGACTATATTGAATTTAATATTGCAGGTTCGTATGTAGGTGAGATGACACCCATCCTTGTACGCAGTCTTGACGAGTTAGAAAAGTTTATTGTTGACAAACAAACCGAATCAGTATTTACTGACAAAAAGATTGACGACAAGGAGATAAATTGATGTGGGCAAATTTAAGCAAGTAGATATTATGATACAGGACATTGTTTTACAATTAGCACCACCACCTTCTGACGTAGCGTTACGCATGGACTGTCCTGCCTGTAACCACAAGAACACATTGTCTATAATGAACAACAACGGAACAATTCTTTATCACTGTTTCTCGGCTTCATGTAATGTGAAGGGTAGAGTGTCTGACAGAAAAGAATTAAAGTTCACAAGACATGAACAATTACCTCCTAAGGCTGTTCCCCTTGACTCACGTAGTTTTGTGCCCCTAAGTAGAGACTGCAAGGCACTCGACATGGTGGTCAAGCGGAACAGTTATGAGGCTTACCAACACGCAAGGGCTGACATACGATATGATGTACGCCAAGACAGGGTTGTTTTTATGGTATATAAGAAT